TAACACCGGCAACGATCTTGTCGTCTCTCTCCAACCCGATAGCCTGACTCGCCGCTGCAAAAAACTGACCGTTCACTCGGTCCGAGACCCAGTGGCCGACAGAGTCACCGAATACTATACGCCCGCCCATCCCTGTTGATATACCACATCCGTTGATGCCCACTCAATCTGTGTGCCGCTGGATGCCGATTTGAGGTTGATGGCCCCGCAGTAGCCGATTCCGGTGATACCCTGCCATTCGTTGGTGATCGTCAACCCTGCACCCCAAACATCTACGTCCCAGACGGCGGTATCCCACAAAGCGGTTGCTGATCCCAAAGAGTAAGACAGGGCAGCGGTGTTGTCGCCCGTGTCGAAGTCAATATTCATCCCAAGAAAGATCGACGGATTGCCGTTCGTAAACAGGCTAGGACGACCCCGCGTGAAGTATTTTTTCACGCCTCTGGCATCAAAGTAGTTAAAGGCCTGTAGAGAATTGGTCTCTATGTCGTTTCCGCCGTCCTCGTAATTATCTTGCCACGCAACAGCCACGATGCCATCGCTGCCAAAGTAGGGTTGATTCTGGAATATTTCCCAGCAGTTCGCCGCCCAGCCGGTAAAATTGCACCAGCTCTTGGTAATGGTGTTCATCACATACTGCTCTTGAGAACCCGTGCTGACCGGCACGTTAACGTAAACCGCAGTGTTTTGGTCATCGACAATGATTTGCCACCCAAACGAAGACCCGTAGGCAACAGCGGATGCCGCAAACGCACCCTGAATCTTGTCCGACAGAGCGACTGACGGGTTAATCCGGTCGCTCTGAAGAGCCGCCGTCAGAGGAAACAGACCCGAATAACTCATGTACAAAAGGTCGCCCGCGTATTTGATCAGGCACCGGCTTCCCAGAGGCTTGCCCAGGAGAAAGACACCGATCAGCGCCCAAGTGGACGCGCTTGCCGGGTCGGTGCCTCTGTAAATGATGGCCTCTCCAATGCTGGTAATGAACACCAGATTGTCGTCAATGCCGTAGCCAGCGTCGACGGACCATGTACCGCTGGCGACCAAATATCCGCCGTACCGGGCAACGGCACTTAGATCAAGAGCCTCGGCGGCTCCGCCGACCGAAGACGTTGGCAGATACCATGCCTTCAGCGTGTTTTTGCCTATGAACCACATCCGGTTTTTGAACAGCAGCGGGTTGTTCCGCGTTGTCGTTGTTACACCCGTAATTGCAGGAGAGCTGCCGCCAGTGACCGAGACCCACGTTGTGCCGTCGTAAAGAAGCGGAGCATCCGTGCCGTTCGCGGCGTATATGTAGCTGCCGCCAGATGTCGTGACGTTGGTGTACTGCCACTGCGCGTTGGTCAGGCCAGAGACAACCGCAGCGCCAACCGCACCCGCCGACGTAACGTCATAGACGGCTGTTCCAGAGATCGCAAACAGCTCTTCGGTTGCGCCACCCGAATACGCCATCAGAGTCTCTACCTGAGAAGGGAGGCCCGTAGCATGATCCGAGTAGCCGCCACGCAAGACCACATTGCTCACGTTGGGAAACATGTTTTCTAGAACGACAGCGTCAGTCGGAGCCATGTTGGCGAGACTGTCTCTTGCGTTCCAGCCGCCGACCGGAGCAGGGATCGACGCTACCCTTGCGGTCGTGCCCTGGACTTGCCTAGTTAGAGCCATAGCCGCTGTCCGGTATGTTGTCGTAGCCGATCAGAACCGTCCCTGGTCGAGGCGCAAACGACAGGTTGGCAGAACTCATATCCTGCGCCATGCCCGCCTCAAGCTCTAACATGTAATCTCGCGCCATCGCCGTTGTATCAAAGCCCTTGGCCTCAAAGTACTTGAGCTTGATTGACAGCACCATCAGCCGGTCAGGGTAGATGCAAGTGTCGGTGTCGACGGTGAAGCTGTTCTTGACCGCGCCGTTTGCGGCGTTCGCCCAGCCCTTCGACCGATATTCAAAACCAAGATATTCAGCAGTGGTCGTCGGTGGCCAGATCTGAAAATAATTTCCGTACAGACGCCAGCGGATGCGAGGGCCAGTGGCAATGTAGCCGCTCAATAGCCACTCCCACTGCTGGGCATCCTCAGGTCCAAGCATCTCCCAGTGCTTTGACTTGTCCCACATAGTGCGCGGTACGATGGCATCGTAGTCTGTCGGAAGATCATACTGGGTCTTGGCGAAGGATATAGCGGTGGCCGTGGCCGACTCGGTGGGAAACTGGTTCAGAGTGACCTGAGTGCCTGAGTCCACGGAGGTGATGAATACGTCCTGATTGATGCCGAGGCCGATAGCCATGTAGGTAGTATCAAGGCCGGTCGTTGATGGAATGCCCGTCACAGAAAGAGACGCCGTCGTCCATGTCCCCGTCGTCGTTAGATATTCCGTTGTGAATCGGTAGGGCTTTGTCAGCGCCCTCCAGGCATGTCGCCGCAGAGGCTCATATCCAGTGGCGTTGGACAAAGCGAGGAGCTGAACGACATCCTGGTTCGTATTACCGGCCACGCTGGCGGGCGTAGAGATGCCCAGCTCATTAGTCGCTTGTTGGATGAGCTGGAGCATCGTTGTCATGGTTAGGCTTCCTTGCGTGGACGGCCAGGGCCGCGATGCTCAAGAATGCCGGCAACCTGAGCCTGAAGATCGGCGAGTGCCTTCTTTGTCTCTGCAAGCTCGCTTTGATGAGCGCCAGAGTTCTTTCGGTTGAGAAACTCGCGAGCCACGTTTCGCAATCCTGTGGCTCCCATGCCAATGCGCTGCAACTGAGCGTCCGAGGCCGTAGCGACCTGTTCAACAGTCTGGAACTTCAGAATATGAAGCTCGGCCATCTGAAAGTCGCTGAACTCCTCCGGCGCTAGTTTGTGCCACTCAGCAAGGGGAGTCCCAATGGCATCAGCAGAGGTGCCTTGCATTTGGAAATGCAGCCACTGGCGCGGAAAGCGTTCCTTGTGGTGGTCACGCACTGGCTGATCGAAAATGTTGGTCTTGTCGCCAGGATTCATGATCCGAACAAAAGGAACGCCCACATAGGGGTCTCGCTCATGGACGTAGAACTCAACGTGCATCTGCGAGTCCGCGTTTGAAATGTCTGTGTCAAGAGGCATTACACAATCTCCTCTGAAGGTAGAATCAAGCCCCGGTGACCGACGCCCAAGTCGTCGCCGATGTGGCAAACAGGATCATCGTTTTTGCCGTAGCAAGGGTAACGCTCGAAGCCCCTGCGTTGATTGTAGAGCTTGTGGCAGGATAGACCGTGATAGTCTGGCCGCTGTCGTTGCGGATGCCGACCATCGCGCCATCCTCTGTCGGGGGCAATTTAACGCCCGTGGACGCGCTTGATGTCGTAATGGTGTTGTAGACCGCAGAAAGCTGCAAAGCAGTAGCAGCAGTCGTGCCAACGGCGACAAGGCCGACAGCCCCATCGCCAGCAATCGAGACGGTCGCGAGAGGAGAGTTACCCGAAGCAAGAATCCGTGAGGGAATAGCCATAGTCGTTGTCCTTTCGGTTTGTCACCCTGCTAGGGCAACGGTTTCCACGCTCATATGCTTTGCAATCTGAGGAAGCAGACCGAAGCCGTGGACGTATATATCTGCTCCGCCCTCCTCCAACTGACGAGAGGCTTCCTGAAACTCCATAGCTTGCCGTGCCATCCAGCGAGTTGCCATAAACTTCTCACCTTCAACGGCGTACTCGTAGACAGTGTCGTTGTCGTTTTGAGGCTGCTGGTAGGCATGACCAGATTCGCCAGCGTATGAGCTATCAAACCCATAAAGATGAATCTCTCTGTAGCCCATTGCGTAGGCTATGCTGACCGATTGTAGCCCAACCGTCGTCCCGCCGCCAATCAAAGCACACTCCCTGTCGCCTATCTTATCCACAAGGCCGGGGTAGTTAGTATGCCACAAAGTCACGTTCAAAGGATTAAGAAGACCAAAAACAGACGGGTGGCACTGCGATGCTATCAGAAACTCGTCCGCGCTTAGATTATCCAAGAATTTAAGATTCTCTGGGCGGGCATCAAGCATGACGTAATAGTCGGAACGGATGCCAGCGGCATGAAGCGCACGCATCGTGCCGTTCATGGTGAATATCTTATGACCTTGCCGTTTATGCTCTAGCAGAATAGGCATTTGAGAGCGCAAGGAGGGACCGCCACCGATAACGGCAGCGGCCCCTTCGTGGGCATCGCTTACCTGTAGCCAAGGAAGATCGAGGGAGATAGACGCCTCGACGTTGGCGAATATCTCCCCCGCATCCGTGTTGCACTTCACAGGAATTTCCTCATCCAAGTTGGACGAGGTTATCATTAGGTGATCTGACCTTGCTTGTGAGGCCGGTTGATCGACACGATAACCGTAGAGGTCGTCGATGTAACCGAGGTCAGGTTAGCTGTCCGCGCCCCAAGGAGCTGCTTCCCAGCAACCACGGTGGCCATGACACGACCAACAGTAGCAGACTGGAAGATGGCAACTTGAGGTGCTACGGCAACGGCTGTTTTCTTAATCACAGCCAAGCCGCCAATCTGATACCAGCCGAACAGCGCAGCCGTGCAAGCCGACATGGCAACAGCCACGGGGCCAGCAAGGTTGGCGGTGTCCGCAGACAAGGCAGTCTGGTAAGTCGTCGCGTTGAAGCTGACGAGCGAACCGACAACCGTGCTGGCAACGCCGACGAGCATGATGAACTCGCCTTCGCCGTAGGTCGGATCAAAAGCCCTAACTACCTGCCCAAGCGTATTAGGCGTGGACGGGTAGAGGGTGGTGCCGTTGGCATTAGCTGCCCCGGCATCCGTGCTGGCAATCGGCAGATAGCCAATACGGGATTCCGTAAACGAGTAAGCCATGAGTTTATCCC